TTTCTTTTTCTCTTTTGAAATGCTTTGAAATAAAGGAACTCCATGCTTATCAACATAATTAAACAGGACAAGAACATTCCCATTAATACTGTTTGCAAGGTTAGTAATAAATTGATTTCTTTTATCATTTGTTACAATCCAGTCAATCTCTTCTTGGTACTTTGCTCTCTTGATTGTTTCCACATCCACCGATGGATATTTTAATATAAGACATTGAATGTTTAATTGTGCTAAAACTTCTTTGTCTATCAGTTCTTTTGTTGAAGTTACCTGATGAACTGCACCAAATAAACCCTCAAGAACAAGTTTATGGACTTGAGTTCCATCCAATGTACCTGTAGTTCCGATTCTATAATCACATTTTTTTAGTTTAGTCATAATTTTAGTCAATGACTTTGCCTTGAATAAATGCGATTCGTCACCGATGATGGCATCGAATTGATTAAAAAATTCCTCTGGTTGGTCATGCAGACTTTGCCATGTTGAAATTACGACTCTATGCGGAGATATTTTTTCTTGTCCAGCATATATCAAATGAATGCTTTTTGATATTTCTTTTGTGTTTGCATAGTCCTCGAAGTCTGATTTAAGTTGAGTTACCAATCCTGTGGTTGGAACAACAATCAGTATTTTATTTTTTGTTCTCTTCAGTAACTCAAGAAGAATCATATAAATGATGAGACTTTTACCAGACCCTGTTGGAGATATCAAAAGACATCTTCTATTTCTTAGTGCATGTTTTATAGCATCAATTTGATAATCATGGGGAATGATTTCTGTATTATTTGAGTATACTTTTGGAAAATTTACTTCTGTTTCATCTGGAAGCAAAGACGACTCGTATTCAACCTTATACCCTCTGTCTTTTGCAAATGAAAAAACATATGGAAGCAATCCTTTGTATATTTTTTGAGTGAGTAAATTGTAAAGACGAATCTTACCGTCCCATTTTTTCTTTCTGAATGCTGGATTATATTCTGAATTAGGTATCTTGAAAGTAAAAAACATACTCAACTCTTTTGAGATAGATTTGTCGCAATCTATCTCAATATAAACTGAGTCTATGTCTTTTATTTTAATCATGATCCTTGAGTAAATTTAATCCAATCAATTGTTGATCGAATATTCCAGATTTTATTTGCTATTATTTTTGCTACACTTTCAATGTATATGACTTTTTCTTTTTGTGCAAATGCTTTGTTTGCGAGGGTGATTACTTCAGAATCACTTTCTACAAATCGATCGACATCTTGTTTTATAATTGCAAGGTCAAACGGTTCCCAACCCTTTTTCTTCAATTCTTCATCTGACATTTTGCCAGAATAATATAACCATTTGTCTCTTCGTAGAACCTTAAGTTTGGAGTCAATACTTTCTAGAATTATTTTTTCATCCATCAATAAACATAAGTATTTGTTATGTAATTGTGGTATACGAATGGATTCGTCGTCTAGATGATTTGCGTCAACCGCAACATCAAGTTCTGCTTGTATTTTAATTTCATTGAGTGTCATAATATAAACTTTACTATAAAATTAAGGGTTTGTCAATACATCTATTTCGTAATATGTGTAAGAAAATGTAGTAGTTGCGATTATTGCGTCAGTATCTGTTAATGCACTGTCAAAATCTATACCAGAAATAAATGTTGGATATATGTCATGATATGTAACTCGAATAATTGGTTTGTATTTGCTATCTGTTACCAATAACACTCCAGTTGCAACTTTTTGGTGCTCTTTTACAATTTCTCCTGGTGTATCATAAGAAACACCAAGTTCTCTCATCCATTGGTAGATCTCAATCCAGTTGGTCATGTCTTCATTGACAATAAATCCAACTTGAAGATCTTCATAAGTGTAAGCAGTGCCTGGTCTACGAATTACTATACCCGTTGGATTTGACTGTATAGAGGTTCCGAAACTCACAGCAGGGATGTTTGCCCTCTGACAGAAGTAGGTCACAGTGGGGCATCTAGAAATTTTTAATTGAAACTTGTTGTTCGTGAGAAAATTAGTATTTACTGGAACTGTTGGATTAGTTGTATATAGATCTCCTGTTATATCAGGAAACTTTTCAATCATATTCTTTTTTGTTTGATACTGTGATAATCCCATATGAGTATTTATAAAAGAAAACCCACGGGTTTCCCCGTGGGTTTCGTATTAGATTAGTCTATTATTTAGACGTATCCACCAGTTTGACCGTGGAGATTCTTGACTGCGAATAGACGGTAGTATGCATTGCTATTTGAATCAAGACCTTCTTGATCAGTAGTAATTGCATCGCGACCCTTACCGAATGGGTTGGCAACTAGACCGTAACGAGTCTTGAAACCAATCTTTGGTTGGAAGGTGTCTTGACCGACTGCGCGTACCATTTGTAGAGGAACGTATGGGCAGTAGAACATACCAGCGTCGTATGGGGATGCACCCTTATAACCAACAGTAACAAAGTTTGCATTGTTCTTAGCAAATGGATCGATGAAAACCTTGTACTTGCCATTGAGAACACCAGCAAATACATTACCTGTATCATCAACATTCATTTGAACATTGAGTGCTGGTGAAAGGTTGAGGAATCCACCCATTGCAAGTGCTGATGCAACATCTGCGCTGCAAAGGATGAAATTACCACGACCTCTACGAGTATCCTTAGCAATTGTATTTGCTTCGCGTTCAATTTGGAACATTAGACCACGGAAGCGTTCTGCTGACCAACGACCGTCTGAGTCTGCAAGAAGATCGTAGATACCACCAGTGCCAGAGTTTGCAAGATCTGATTGTTGGCAACCAGTCTTAGCAATGGTGTACATTGCGCGAAGAATTTCACGGTTGATTTCATTCATAATTTCAACCGAGAGAATATTAGCAAGTTCTGACTCAGCATCAAGACCGTGGACTGCTTTGAGGTCTTGTGCAAGTTCGGTAGTATATTCTGCCTTGAGAGCGCGTGAACGTGCTTGTACAGCAATTCTCTCAATGCTAAATGCCATTTCACGGAAGTAATTTGAACCATCTCCAAGTTTTTCAGCAGTGCTTGTAAGCATTGCGCGGAAATCGTTGAATAGATTAGTACGAGTACCAGATTCATCAATTGGTTGAACACCAAGAGTATGACCATAAAGAATACCAGTTGTACCTAAGAAATTTGCTCCTGCTTGAGTTGCAACTGAAGTGCCTGATGCACCCGAGAACTTAGGCCATGCTTCGTCAAACATTGCTTCTGGACCATCAATGCTATTGTACTTAGCGCGCATTGCAAAGATAAGACCAGTTGGTGCACTCATTGGTTGAACACCAGCAATATCGTATGCAACAATGTTTGGCATTGCACGACGAACTAGTGAAATGAGGATTGGGTCATAACCAGCAAAGTTTCCTGCATTTGCAAGTTGACCACTTACAAATGAAGATCCACCCATGTTAACAGTGGGTGCTGCTTCGAAGAGGTTTTGTTGAAGACGCTCTTCGCGCATTGCATTTACTTGGTTTTCTAGAAGGACAGCAGTTACTCGTTTCTTGTGCATGTCAGTAATTTCTGGCATTTCACCCATGTCAAGTACTGGTGACCATTTCTCTACTAAAGTGTCATATGGTGTATTTCCGTTAAAGTCCATTTTTTCTCTCCTTAAAGTCTTTTTTATTTAGTGTTTTGAATATTTTCAGATATATTGATCTGATACGATGTTTGGATTAATCATGTTAAGTAGTTTACCAGCATTAGTTTTTTCATCAATTTTCTTTGGTGCTGGTTTTGCGTTTTTATTAATTCTGCTCATTGCATTTACAAGTGCTGACATTTCTGGAGTGCTTGTGAATGCTCTTGGATCATTTGATTCTTCAAATAAATTTTGTTGTTGATTTATTTCAGCAACTGATTTTGGTTGATGATTGAAGTATGATTCCTTGAGAAGTTTTACTTTTTCACTGTATTGTTGAACATTTGAAAATTCAATACCTTCTGCAAGTTGAGCAAGTTTTTCTACTTCAGTATCTGTTAATCCACCTGAAATTTCCATAAACGATTCTGCACAAAGTCTTGCTGTAATTTCATTCGACAGTTCAATATTCTTTTTAATTTGTTCGTTGAGTTGATTCTGTAACTCTTCGTTTGCGGTTGCCATTTCATCAAGAACATCATATTTTTCTTCTGGAACATCAATAAATGTTTCAGAAAGAAGTTCCTTGAGTCCGACCATAAAATGTTCTGCAATCTCTGTGCGAAGACCTCTCTCGACAGCAACTTGATTTTCTTCCATCCATTCGGTAATTACATAATTTAAATAATTGTCAAGTTGTTCGGTTAAATGTTGAGTTTTTTGTTCAACTTGTTCTTCAATTATTTCTTTTGCTGCTTCAAGAATTGATTGCTCAATTATTGCAACTTTTTCGTTGATCGCTGCTTCAAAAATAACTGCTGTTTTTTGCATGAATTCTTCGCTGAGGTTTTCCCCATCAAAGAGACTTTCAAGGTAATCTGGTTGAGTTTCTTGTTCGTCTGTTTCAATGTCTTCGTTTGCAGCAACATTTGCTTTAACTTGACCAGGACCACCTGGAAGTTGAACATATGCTGCACCACCAGGTCTTCGTGTTTGCATATTTTTCATTGCTAGTTCGGGTGTGGCAATTGGTGTGTTAACTACAGCACCTCTGCCGCTACCATCATCATATAATCTTGGATCTGAGTACATTTGTTCGTTTGCCATAAAATTCTCCAATTTTTGTCTAATATCTATTTAGAATAATTTATATTTACACCATTTAACCAATAGAAGATCTAAGTCTGTCAAATGCTTTATTTCTTAATGTTTTTTGTGCTGCTCTTTTTACTCTTTCCCATTTTGGTACAGTAGGATCAAACACTGGTGGCAGTGCTGCTCTTGTTATATCCATTTCTGCTCTCTGTGCATCCTTATCTGCTCTCATATTTGCTCTATGAGCAGCAATATTCTGAGAAGCAAGTTGTGTATGGGTTTCTAAAGTTTTAATGTGTCTTGATTGTGGTTCAATAATTTCTCTTGTAACCCTTTCTCTAAATTTTGCAGCAGTGGGATTTTGTGCATCTAGTTTTTCTAAAGGAGTCATTTGGAATGCATCTTGAACTGTCAACACACGACCAGATGAGTCCGTAACATTTGTATGTAGTGCGGGATGCATGTAAGGTTGATTTCTTGAAGTAAACGCAGCATGTAATGATTCAGTGCCTGATCCAGGAGTAATTAAATTTCCATGTATATCAATTTTTTGTGCATCATGTCTTGCTAAATGTTGATCTACTGTTTCAGCAGTTGAACTTGGATCAGATGGATCAAATTTTTGACTTCCTATTCTTGCTGCGGGCATACCACTAGCAAGTAATGCATCTCTTCTTTTTTTATTCTCTAACCAACCAGTAGAAATTTTAATGGCAGTGTCTGTTACTGTATTATGCTTTTTAATTAATTGATCTCTATCTGGTATACTTTTCATAATTGATTCATGAGCAGCAAGAGCATTTTTATATTGATCATAACGAACAGTAGGACCATACGCATCTGCAATTTTTTTATGCCATTTTTCTGTTTCTGCTAGTGTAGTATTAAGTGCAACAGATGAAATTCCTGATGTTGCATATGAACCTGCTTTTTTGAGTGCTTGTCCTGCTCTCCATCTTGCACCCTTATATGGAAGAGTTGGATCCTGTCCTCTTTTATGACCAGTATACAACGCAGCAAGACCACCAACACCAGCAGCAATAAGTCCAAGAGTCATTGGATCAGCAAATTCATTTAGTAGTATATCTTTTGTCTCTTGTCGTGTAGTCATTAGATTCTCCTGAGAAAATCAGAGAACAATCTAATTGCATTTTCCTCTAATTTTTTTCTTGGTGTTTTCTTTAGTTGTTTTTCGTAGTTAGCAATTTCTTTTTCAACCAAAAGACCATTATCCCAGATCCATTCCTTACCTTCCAAAATACCATTTACAAAAGCATTTGGAGCAGAAGGATCTGCCACTATATCAATAGCAGCAAGAGTAAAGTCGTTTTGTACTACATTTACTCCATTCTGAGATTTGAGTGATCCCATACCTCTGGATGATACGCCTAGTTGAGCACCTTCATCAATGAGTGATTTTACAATCTTTCCCATTGGGGTGTCAATAATTTTTGCTTTGCCCATGATTTGTCTGCCACTTTCAGACAGATTGCAAATCATGTGAGATACGCGATCCAAGTTTACAGTTGGACCAGATGGATGATTGAGTTCTCCGAGTGCTCTGTTTTTATCAACATATTCTGAAATATATCTTTTTGTTTCTTTTTTAAGCACATCTTCGTTGTATAATCTTTTGTTTCGATTAACAACTCCTGCTTCCATCATAACGCCTTTAATGAAGTAGTTCTTACCTCCCGCTTCATTGGATTCCACGATTGTTTGGATATCTTCAATGGTTTCGGTGATAAGTTTCATTTATTTGCCTTTCTTATTTGAGCGAAGTTTCTTAAAATCTGCTCCAGTAATCTTTCCTTTTGGTTCAGCAACATCGATTGCTTCTTGATTTCCAGGAAGATCTTCGTTTAAGAGTTCAAGATATTCTTGACCAATTACAATTATTTCATCTTCGGTGAGTTGTTCACCAGTTTCTTCTTCTATTTCTTGTACAATCTGATGAACTTGATCTATAAAGTCTTCGAATTCCTCTGAAGTATCAGCGTCAATATCATTAATCGCTTCTTCTTGTTCAAATGACTCTTTTCTCATTGATTTGGATTTCTTTTTATTGTCATCCTCATCTTCGTTTTGTTTTTTTCTGGTAACAAATACCGAAGATTTCTTTTTTGGTTCTTCTTCTTGTTTTTCTTCTTCTGAGATCATGCTTGGAGCAATATCTTCAATTGCACTTTCCAGCAAATTGCCAAGTCTATTTAAGAGTTCTTGCTTAATAAGATCTTTAGCATTCACTAAATCTTCTTGTTGAATATTTTCGATAATTGATTTTATATTTGACATTTTATTCTCCTAGCGTTATTTATATTATCCTTGTTCTGGTTCAAGACCCAACTGCTGCATCTGGATTTGCTGCTGCATTTGTTGTTGTCTTTCTTGTTCCATTTCCTTATCCATTTCAGCAATTTCCTCATCGGTTTGCTTCAGTATTTTCTTACGAATATATTTATTCGAGAACAAACTACCAGCAAAATTACCAAGGACACTTAACATTTCTACCTTTTCTCTCATAATTTCATTTTCTTTCAGTTCATTAAAATATGAATCTGTGGAATAGTCAAAACGAATATCGTAATATATTCTATTCCAATCATCTAATGTCATAATACCTTTAAGTAGGCATTGTTTCTTAAGAATGTCCATGAAAAGATATGAGAATTTATTTCTTAATCTTTCAATAAATTTATAAAATTTTACTTCATCTCTTGTTATTTCACTTGAGCGACCAAGATTAAATCCACTCTGAACTTCCATTCTCGTTAAAGGAACATTCAAAGAACGATATAATTTACGAAGTAAATATTCAACATCTTCCATTTCTCCTAGATTTTGACCACCAGGAAGTGTAGAAATTTCTGTTCCTCTACCACCTTCTCTGCGGGGCAACCAGAAATCTTCTAACATAGACATATGATTTCTTGTATCTTTTATTTCACCAGTACCAGAATCATATACTAATTTATTTCTGTATTTTAACATTAAATCTTTGAGATATTGTTCTGCTTTTTGCTTTGGTAAATTACCAACATCAACATAAAATATTCTTCGTTCTGGTGCGCGAGAAATGCGATAAATTACAACCGCATCTTCAATTTGACGAAGCATATTCAATGGACGAATTGCCTTGTGTAGATATCCAACAACTTTCTTTGTTGTTTGATCCATATATCCAGAATTACAATAGGTGATTGAATCTGGACTTATCTTTACACCAGCAGCAGTAGTAGTCAAAGTTGCATGAGAATCAATTTCAGTGTATACAAAATGTTCTTCGACTTTTTTGATTACTGGCACTTGTGCGCTTCCAACCTTTTTAAGTTCTTTTTCTACTTTACGAACTTTTCTTATTTTTGTTGGATCTATTGCACGAAGTTCAATGATTCCCTTTTCTGGATTTTGCATATCAATTATTAGTTGATAATACAGTTTACTTTCGATATACCATCTTCTAAAGATTTCATAACCTTTATTTTTAAAGTCAAGCATCTTTAAAATTTGAATAAATTCAGAATGTACTTTTGCTTTGATATTATCCGAAAGCATTACTGCATCTAAGTTTAATTTAACAGCAACATCATCGGTATCGAAAACAATAGATTCTGTTATTATATCTTCAATTGCCATATCTACTTCTGGATATAAAGACATAGATCTGTATTGATTTATTAGTGCATTTTCATCAATAAATGATCCACCAAAATCATAAACAGAACTCATGAAACCACCTGTTTCTAAAACAGATGTTCCATCAGCATTTTCTGGTGCAATAAAAGAAATAACAGAGGGAGAGCCTCCAGAAAGGCCCTCCCCTACTGCTATCTCGTCGGGTTTTTTATTAAATGAAAACCCAAATATGCTGTCTATTAATCCCATATAAAAGTCACTTTCTTTTTGTATAACTTAACCTACGTTAAATTATTGTTTTATCTTTCAACGTAATTACCACCTGGAGTTGTAGGATTTCCAGCACCACCACCACCAGCACCTGCTGGTGTATTTGTAGTTGCCAAGTCGCCCAGTGGTCGCCAGTAATCAAAGGCAAGGGTTACAGGGAAAACTGCAAATGCATCTGCAACATCATAATCCATTGAAAGAGTACCAACATTTACTGGGAAACAATTTACTAACTCAATTCCTCTGTTGAAGGTATTGCTTGTTGCTTTGGTTCCTCCAGTAATATCACTATACCAAACTTTCCAATTTGCTGTAACATCATATTGAATTTTATGTTCTACTCTTTTATCCATGAGTTCCATCCACTCTTCAAATGCTTTACGCAAATCTTTAACACTAGAATTAGATTCATAGATTTGAATTGCCCAATCCACATAAGTTCGTTCACCTGAGAATTTGATTGCGCGTCCCATCCAGGGAACGGTGATAACACCGATACTTGCTTCTGGGATATCTGCTGCTTTAATATAAATTTCAGCATCATCTGGTGTTGGTTTGGTCGTCAGAGCACCTGGCCAGTCTGGAACTACCATAAATCTATTTGAACGAACTCCATAAAATCCTGATCTAAAATTATCAACATTTTGTTTGTATGCTTGTGACATATTGTTACCTCTCTTATTTATCTTTATCTATTAGTTACTGATGAATTTATATCAAAAATTGGTTTTGGTTTTGTTAAAAAACTAGAACTGTCAACCATTGATACTAGATTGTAAATCTACATTTGTTAGAGTAATTGTTATGAAGTTGATGGAAGTAAGAGGTTTAATTAATACTTCGGCAAAGAATTGATTTTGTTCAACTACTTCGATTGGATTATTTGATTCATCACATATAATTCTATACTCAGAAATACCATTTTGGGTTAATACTCTTTTCAGAATTGCATCGCATGTAGCAACAAATGATGCTCTAGTTGTTGCGTTATTTTGCTCGAAGAGAGTGTTTCTTGCAACTGTACCAAGAGTCTTCTTAAGATTGATGAACAAACGACCGACATTAATTCTTGAAAGAGTTGATATATCACCTTTGGTTGTCTTATCACCGAAGAGGAATGTTCCTTCTCCTGGGAATGTAACTACTGGGTTAATACCACCATCATAAAGTGCGTCTTGTTCTGCTGCTTTTAGATTTCTTGCAAGTCTAGTTACGTTAAGAATTCTACCTCTCTTAGTTCCTGCTGGTGAGTACCATGGGAAATATTCTCTATCAGTTCTACCAATGCATCCTGCAACATCTGGAGCAAGAATTGTGGTAATAAGATTAGTGTCTGAATTATTTGCACCAAGGTGAATTTTCTCACCAAATACTTGGCAGTAGTGGAAATCATCAAATGTTTGTCCAGGTGCGCTAGTTAAAGTTGTTGATGATGAGATTGCACCAGATCCAAAGCAATTTGATGGAACATTTAGAACACCAAATACTGGAAGATCTTGTGCTTTCTTTGCTTCAACAACACTAACTACATTTGCAACACCAGCATCAGAAGAAATTCCTTGGAAAATTACATCAAACAGAGTGAAATCTGCGAGTGCTTCAAATCCAGAAGCTCCTTCAGTTCCATCAACAGCTGCCGTGCCTCCAAAACCAACATAAAGAGGAGCACCATATTGAAGGAAGTTATTCATTGCCCAGAATTCTTCCTTGAATGCAGTTCTGCCACCGCGATATCCTCCACCACCAGAACCACCCACTGGACCTACTGATCCACCAGCAAATGCAATTCCATCATAAGTTCCATTGATGTAACTAGAAGCACATGAACCAACACTGTAAAGAGTAACGCCTGCCATGAATGTAGCACCACCAGAGAATCTGGTGACCATGCTTGAAAGACGAGCATATAGATCATTGATGTTTGGAATAAACATCACGCCATCTGCTGTTTCTCCTGCTCTTGCTAATGCTTTCGAAAACGAATCAGTTGAAAGCATTGCTCCAATCATTTTTAAATTTGGTGATTCCCCTGCTGGGCCGACTAGTGATTTGTCATTGAGTTTAAATGTAACATTTGGTCTTGCCATTATTCTCTCCTTTAAATGTTTACCTTAAGATATATAGTAATTTAATATTTTTCAGTTCATAGTTTAAAGGATATGTCGATCATCATATAGTTTACTTAATTTATTTATCTTAAACCAGTTTTTCATGTCTTTTTTATCTGTTATTAACCAGCGATCTTCACTATCTCCTGTCCATTGATCTTCTTCTTTTTCGATTGGTTGCTCCTCAAGACCATCATCGTAATAACCAAATGGAAGCATATCATCTTCTATTTTTTCTATTTGTCGTTGATACATTGCCA